AAGGCGTCTACAACGTGCAGTTTTCAGCACAGTTGGACAAAACCTCGGGCGGCGTGGGCAACATTTATATCTGGTTGCGTAAAAACGGCACCAACGTCGCCAACACAGCCACTACCGTCGCCATTCAAGGAAGCGCAGCGCGTACCGTCGCCGCGTGGAACTTCATCATTCAACTAGAACCAACAAACTACGTTGAATTGATGTGGGCGACGGATGACACAAGCGTTAGAATTCTTGCGGCCAGCGCCACAAGCGTATGGCCCGCCATTCCATCAGTCATTTGTACCGTAACACAGGTCAACAACCTGTAAAAATCCCCACAGGAGAACGGAAATGCTAGACAGTGACATTAACAACGCCGACGCCCAACTTCACGTTGAGTTTTATGCACGCGAGGATGGCCCGAACAAGGGCAACGTCTATTGCCGCATCCAAGCCCCCGGCGACAAGACCAACGTGATTGACCAGCCGTTGCGTGACGACCATAAGGCGCGTTTCCCGCGTCAGTGGTTGTATTTCCAGATGCAGCAGAGCGAAGGTGCCGCCTCGCAGATCGGCACGCCGCTGACGCAATGGCAGTCGGACGCACCGGATGACATCAACCGCGACCAGATCGGTGAACTGTCTATCCTCAAGTTTGTCACGGTGGAGCAGTTAGCCCTTGCCTCGGACGCCCAATTGCAGCGCGTCGGCATGGGTGGCATTGGATTGCGCGAGAAAGCGCGTATGTACTTAAATCGCAAGAACCGCGTGGACGCCAACGCAGAGTTGGATGCGACCAAGCAGCAACTTGCAGAACTTCAAGCACAGATGGCCGAACTCATTGCGTCACAAAAGCGCCGTGGTCGGCCACCTAAAGAATTAACGGAGGGATAGTATGGGCAGCACGATGGTGCAATTGGTGCAGCAATGCACAAACGAACTCGGTATCCCGACGCCCTCCACCGTCGCTGGCAATTCCAGCCAAGACGTTATCCAACTTTTGGCGTTGATGAATGCGTGTGGATACGAATTGCTCCGTCGTGCTGATTGGCGCGAATTAACGCGTCAGCATACGTTTTACACGGAAGCCATCACGACAACGGGAACGTGGTCAACGTCCTCGTACACGATCACCGGCATCCCCAGCACGACATCGCTCAACACGACGTATCAGGTGCAGGGCGTCGGCATCCCAAACGCCACCTATGTCACGGCGGTCACAGGATCGTCTACGGTCACGATCAACTACCAGCCAACGGAAGCACAAGTTGACGGGCAACTGATTTTCCAAAAGGTTAAATACAGCCTGCCGTCGGACTACTACAGCACGGTCAATCGCACGCATTGGGACAAGTCTAAGCGGTGGGAAATGCTCGGCCCCGAGTCACCGCAGCAGTGGGAATGGTTGCTGTCGGGTTATATCAGCACCGGCCCCCGTATCCGGTGGCGCTTGCTCGGCCAATACTTCCAGATTTGGCCGGGAATGAACGGTGGGGAGTTGCTCGGCTTTGAGTACCGCAGTAACGCGTGGGCCTATAACGCGTTAGGCGTAGCCAAGACCAGTTTTACCGCCGACACCGATACGTGCGTCTACCCAGACCGCGTGATGGTGCTAGGCACCAAACTTAAATACTTTGAAGCCAAGGGCTTTGACACGACCGCCCTCTACCGCGATTACCTCGCCGAACTTGAAACAGCAATGGCGCAGGATATGGCAGCGGCCAACCTGTCGTTTGCCCCGCGACCGGGTACGGTGTTGATCGGTTACGACAACATCCCCGACTCGGGCTACGGGACGGATAGCCAATAATGGCCTCGCCGGTTCGCAGACGGCTTGTTCAGCGCACGACGGCCAACGTGGCGTCGTTGCCCGCCCCTGTCGGCGGCTGGAACGCACGCGATGCGCTGGCAAACATGGCCCCAACGGACGCTGTGTACTTGGAAAATATGTTTCCAAGCGTATCCAACGTCAATTTGCGAGGTGGTTACACGAAGCACAAGACGGGGCTGCCGGGAACTGTTGATACGCTGATGACGTACAACGCAGGCAGCACGATCAAACTGTTTGCGATCAGCGACGGCAAGATTTTTGACGTAACGTCGGCAGGTAGCGCCGGGTCAGCGTTGGTTGCGAGTCTCTCCAACTCTGCATGGGAGTACACCAACGTCACCACGGGCGGCGGTAGTTATTTGTATGCCGCGAACGGTGTGGACAAGCCGTTGCTCTACAACGGCACGACTTGGACACCAATTGACGGCACAAGTTCGCCTGCCATCACAGGCGTTACCACAACGAGCCTTGAAAGCCCCACGCTTTTCAAGAATCGGATGTGGTTTATTGAGAAAAACACGCTTAAAGCGTGGTATTTGCCGGTTGCATCAGTAGGTGGTGCAGCCAACGTGCTAGACCTCTCAAGCGTTATGCACCTCGGCGGCAAACTGACCGCGATGGCTACATGGACGATTGACGCAGGCTACGGCGTTGACGATAACCTTGTTTTGGTGAGCGATAAGGGCGAGGTTGCGGTATATCGCGGCACTGACCCGACCAGCGCATCCACTTGGGCATTGATCGGCGTGTGGATCATCGGTTCGCCGATTTCGCGCCGTTGCGTGACAAAATACGGCGGTGATTTGCTCATTTTGACGCTGGACGGGCTAATTCCGTTCGCCTCGGCGCTACAGTCGTCGCGGTTAGACCCCAACATCGCGCTGTCCGACAAGATACAGGGTGCTTTTGCTGCTGCCGCACGCACCTACAAGGACACCTTTGGGTGGGCGTTGCTTTATAACCCGCTCAACAACGCGCTGATCGTCAATGTTCCCGTCAGCACCGGCCAGCAGCAGTTTGTGATGAACAACATCACCAAGGCGTGGTGCAACTTTACTGGGTGGAATGCGTCGTCGTGGGCGTTGGTCGGCAATGAACCGTACTTTGGCGGCAACACCTACGTTGCAAAGGCGTGGACAACGGGTGACGGTGGCTATGCCGATGACGGTGAGCCGATCCCGACCAAGGCGCTGCAAGCATTTAACTACTTTGAGACGCGTGGCGTCATCAAATACTTTACCCGCGCACGACCGAGCATCTTTAGCAACGGGCAGCCTGCCATTGTTATCGGTATCAACACCGACTTTCAGACGGTTGACCAGACGGGTGCGTTGTCGTTTTCGCCAACAACCGCAGGATTGTGGAATGTTGGTTTATGGGATGTTGCGCTATGGGGTTCTGATGTCGTCATCACGAACAACCAATCTGGCGTGACAGGACTCGGTTACTCGGGAGCCATTTCGTTCACGAGTAGCAGTAAGAATTTGCAGATTCAATGGGCATCAACAGACGTTGTGTATCAAATCGGATGGGCTGGAATATAGTCAGCGGGCCGGAAATCGGCCATTGGGTAACGGCGCAAACCGACGGGTCATTTTGGCCCGAGCGGGCAACGGCCATCGGACTTAAAAAGGACGGTCAGATTGTCGCCGGTACGGTTTACGAGATGTGGAACGGCAAATCGGTCGTTTGCCACATTGCTTGGAACCGCGTAACCCCTGCCTACGTCGCCGCCGTCTACGATTATGCGTACAACGTCTGCGGAGTTGATAAGATAATAGGGCCAATCAGCAGTAACCATACCCGGGCGCTGAAACTGGTCACAAAAATGGGGTTTTCGGAGGAGGCGCGGATCAAACAGGCCGCGCACGACGCCGGGGACATCGTATTTATGACTCAGACACCTGAAAAGTGTCGTTATTTGGAGCCTCGGTATGGGCAAAAGATCACCAGCACCGCCGCCAACACCTGATTACGCCGCCATTGCGCGGCAGCAAGGTCAGGAGAACATAGAAGCCGCTCGTCAGTCGGCTTATATGTCCAATCCCAACGTCTACACGCCTACGGCGCAGCAGACGGTAACGTGGCAGCGCACGCCGCAAATCAATCAGGCTGCGTATGACCAAGCAATGGCTGATTATCAAGCCAACGTGCTGCGTGATCCTGATATGGCGTCAGGAGCAGCACCTGATATTGCGCAATTCACGACTTACGTTGAGCAACCGACCATCCGACAGGAGTTGGTTGGCCCTGCCAAAGACATTTTTGGCACGCAGCAGCAAGCCGAACAGGCGATGGCAAATTTGGGACTGCGTGAAATCGGCGACCTGTCGTCGTTTCTTAACCAAAACTTTGCCGCCCAACTTCCTGCCATCCAGACCCAACTTGGTCAGTACGGACAGGTCGCAGGCGCACCCAACCTTGCTGGTTACGGCACGGCTGGCGCACCCGGTGCGGGGGAATTTGGCGCGGTATCAGGCGCACCTAGCGCGGCGCAGTATGGCCCTCGCTCAACCTTTACTGCCGAAACCATGCCGGGAATGTATGCACCTGTTGGGCAGGCGCAACAAGGCATCGGCGCGTTTGGTGACGTTGCGCAGGCTCCCGACCTTACTGGCATGGGTCAGGCGGGCGGTAATGTCGCACTGACAGGTTTTACAGGCGGCCCCTCGGGCGGCCAGTTTGGTATGGCAGGCGGTGGGCCAGCCGCGTACAACCTCGGTCAACTTGACCTCTCAGGCGTCGGCGGTGTCGGCGGTGGCCCCGCTATGGGTCAGTACGGCATGGCACAAGCCGGCCCCGGCGGCGTGCAGTTTGGTGGCCTAGACCTTTCGGGGCTTGGCACCGCACAAGGATTTGGCAATCTCGGTCAGTACGCCGCAGGCGCTGGCCCCAATGCCCCGAATGTCCAAGGAGCCGACTTCTCACGCGTTGGGCAGATTGGCCCCGGCGTTGGCTACGGTCAGTTTGGAATGGCCGGTGGCGGCCCTGCTGCGGGCCTGTACGGCATGGCCGGTGCTGGCCCAGCGGGCGTGCAGTTTGGCGGCCTTAACCTTGCAGGAATGCAAGGCGTACAAGGCGGCGTTGGGCAGTTTGGTCAAGCACAAGGCGGCCCCGCAGGGTTGAATCTTGGCGGGTTTGATACCTCACGCCTCGGTGAAATCGCAGGTGGCCCGTCAGCCGATCAGTTTGGTCGTGCCATCGGTGGCCCTGCCGCACCGTCACTAGAAGAAAACCTTAACCTTTCAGGCGTCGGCGATGTTGCCCGCAACGTGCAAGAGGGCCGATTTGGCTACGCACGCGGTGAGTTAGCAACACCAGAACTTCAACGGCAGTTGGCAACGCAAGGGCTTGCCGCCATGCCAGTCAACGCGGGAATGACGGCGCAAAACGCCATCATGTCGCGCCTTGAGCCGCAATTGCAGCGTGAACGTGCGCAGTTGGAGCAGCGCCTTGTCAACCAAGGCTTGCGACCGGGCGGTGAGGCGTACAACGCAGAGATGGAACTGCAAGCGCAACGTGAAAACGATTTGCGCACGCAAGCGGCATTGCAAGGCATCAGCCTAGACGCCTCCATGCGTCAGCAGGGACTTGCCGAACAACAGACCCTTGCCGACTTTGCCAACCAAGCCGCACTCGCGCAGTTTGGAGCAGGCGCACAAGGCTTGGGACTCTACAACGAAGCCCTCGCGCAAAACTTCCAGCAGTCGCTTGCCGCACAGTCTGCGCAGAACATGGCGCAACAGCAGGCATTCCAGCAGCGCCTACAGGCGGGTCAGTTTGGCCGTGAAGCGCAGATGGCGTCCTTTGGTATGGGCCAACAGGCACAACAAGCGGTCAACCAAGCGCAACAGCAGAACTTTGAGCGTGCGTTGGCTGCCCAACAAGCGCAAAACGCCGCACAAGCACAAGGTTTTGGGCAAGAAATGGCCGCGCAGCAGTTTGGCCGTGAGGGTGCGCTGGCAGGATTTGAGACGCAACAAACAGCACAGCAAGCGCAGAACGCAGCAATTGCGCAAAACACGCAATTGGCGTTGCAGTCAGGTCAGTTTGCAAACCAAGCGCAGGCACAAGACTTTGCACAACGTCTCGCCGCTGGAGAGTTTGGACAAGAAGCACAATTGGCTTCTTTCCAGACGGGTCAAGCGGCACAAGAGGCGATCAACCGCGCCATTGCTCAGAACTTTGCACAAGGTCAAGCCTCACAGCAGTTGCAAAACCAAGCGGTGCAGCAAAACTTGCAGGGTGCATTGGCGACCGAGGAAGCCCAACGTGCCGCGCAAGCGCAACAGTTTGGTCAAGCCGCGACCCAAGCAGAACTTGGCGCACAATTGACCGGCCAGCAGTTTGCGATGGGTCAACAGGCGCAGCAGGCTGCAAACCAAGCACAAGCGCAAAACTATCAGCAAGCCCTTGCGGCTGCGCAGATGGGCAACGCCGCACAACAACAGAATTTCTTGCAACGTGTGGCCGCAGGCGAGTTTGGCCGAGAGGCACAACTTGCGACGTTCCAAACGGGACAGCAGGCGACACAAGCGCAGAACCAAGCCGCCCAGCAAAACTACCAGCAAGCGTTGGCGTTGCAGCAGATGCAAAACCAAGCGCAACAGCAGCGTTATGGTCAAGCGGTTGGCGCAGGAGAGTTTAACCGTCAGGCGTTACTTGCACAGTTTGGCATGGGGCAACAAGCCCAGCAGGCACAAAATCAAGCCATGGCGCAGAACTTTGCGCAGGCTCAAGCCGCTGCGCAGATGCAGAACCAAGCAGCGCAAGGTGCGTTTGGCCAGCAAGTCACGGCACAGGAACTGCGCAATCAAGCCTTGGGTCAAAACCAACAGGCCGCGTTGCAGCAGCAACAAGCCGCCATGCAAGCCCAGCAGCAGCGTTACGCGCAGCAGATGGGCCTTGGACAGTTTGCGAACCAAGCCGTTGCACAGAACCAGCAACAAGCATTGGCCGCTTATCAAGCCAATTTGGCGCGTCAGCAGCAGGGCTTCCAGCAAGCCGGTGCGCAGGCTGGATTCTTCAACGAAGCACAGGCACAGGCATACCAGCGTGCGATGGCCGAACAAGCCGCCGCCAACGCTGCACAGCAGCAACGCTTTGGTCAGGGCATGGACATTCGTGGCTTGCAGAACGCCGCGATTTTGCAGAACCAGCAGGCCGCACTTACGCAGCAAGCCGCCGCAAATGCCGCGCAACAGCAGCAGTACAACCAAGCGATGGGTGCAGGCACGTTCGGCAACCAAGCCATCCAGCAAGCGTTGCAGCAGCAGGTTGCACTACGCAATCAGCCGCTCAACGAAATCTCTGCGTTGCTCTCGGGATCGCAGGTACAGATGCCGCAGTTCCAAGGCTACAGCGGCGTCACGGTTGCACCAACACCGTATCTACAAGCCATGCAGGCGCAAGATGCCGCAAATATCCAGCGTTACGGTATTGCTGCAAACCAAGCCGCAAGCGGTATGTCAGGTCTATATGGGTTGGCAGGCGCAGTCGCAGGCGCACCGAGCGGTGGATTTTTAAGTGGTTTATTTTAACAGAGGTGGCTAATGAACGGACGACGCCCAATGAATATGCCGATGCAGCCTGACCGTCGCCCACAAGAGTTGGCGCGTATGTTGGCGATGCAGGAACGCAACGCATCGCTTGACGGCATGACGCCGCGTCAGCCGCAGCAGCCATCGCTTGCTTACGCAGGGGCTACGCCAAACTCAGCCCCCGGCGTTGCACCGCAGAACATGAACTTTAACGGCCCGCGTGGCCCAGCGCAGTACACCGGCCCGATCAGCAACCCCGCAATGAGTGCCATGGCACCGCCGCAACAAGGCGCACCGCAAGTGGGCGGCATGAAGCGTCCGCAAGGTGCAGGCGCACGCGGGTATCCGTCCTCCCCCGGCATGACGACGCCGCAGGGAGGCACCTACCGAGGGGACTTTGATGGCAATTAAATCGTACGAGGCATTCAAGCCTCCATCACCCTACGATCAAGAACGACGCCGCGCAGAGCAGCAGCGCCGTTACGCCGAACTGCTGCAACAGCAAGCCTTAGCAGAGGAGGAGCCGTTTACCTATCAGGGTATTCGGGCCATGCCGTCGCCGCTGACCGCGCTGACCAAGATGCTGCAAGCCTACGGCTCTAAAAAGGCGTTGGAGAAGGCAGAGGAAGCCGAGCAAAAGGCAGCCGAAGCCGATATTGCAGGTGCAGAGCGGCTGCGTCAGGAATTGGCACCGCAAGCGCGTGTTGCTGCCCCGACAACCGCTGAAATTGCGGCCAGCGTTGGTATGCCGCAAGTCGGTGCGGAAGGCGACGTAACATATGGCGCACCGCAGCAAGCGCCTATGCGCACAGAGATGGTTGGCCCGACTGCAAAAGAACGTCAAAACATCTTTGCAAATTACGCCGCAACCGGAACGCCGACGGCGCAGCGTCTTGCGCAAGTTATGGCAGCGCAAGAGCCAAAAACTCAGACGATGGAGTTTGGCGATCAGTTGTTTAACATTAGCGATGGCATGGCTACGCCTGTAATGATGGATGGCAAGCCTGTAACGGCGTCACCAAAACCGGCGGCGGGCAGTTCGTTAAGCAAATTGATTGCAGAACGCGAGGCATTGCCGCTAAACAGTCCGTTGCGCGCAACATATGATGCGGCAATTTCTAAAGAAACAACGCAATCTGCACCAGTACGCATTGATCTTGGAGCAAAGGGTGATGCGGAAGCACAAAAAATCTTTTTGGGAGACATTGGCACAATGCGTCCACGGGCTAATGCTGCCAAAAACATTATTAAATCAGTCAACAATCTTGATCGGTTGACGCAGAAAGGAACTTACACCGGCGCTTTGGCTACAGGAGCGGTTGGAGCAGGGCAATTCTTAAACAGCCTTGGAATTAAAGTTGATCCAGAGACATTGAAAAACACTGAGGCGTTTTCTGCGCAGGTCAGTGATTTGGTTCTGTCTACTCAAGCCGCTTTGGGCGGTGCGCGTGGGTTTACAAAAGAAGAAACTGCAATTTTGGAAAGAATGTTCCCGCAAATTGTCAACAGTCCTCAAGCGCGTGTTGCTATCGGAAATATCATTCGCAA